ACTATCAGTATATTTTAAGAAGTTAATTAAATTTAATCCTTCTAATTCAGTTGAAACTGCACTGTGCATAAAAATAACATCTAATTTTGCTTTTTTATCTCCTAATGCTTTTTGTGCTGCTTTGTTTAAAGCATCTGCTGTTAAAGTTGGAGTTGCTGCTGCTGAAATGTCGTAAGTGTGTTTAGAAACGAATTGTCCGTTAACACCACCTGTCATTCCAAAAATACCTTCTAGTATTGCTAAAACAGTTGATTGTCTTTGTTCGTCCCAATAATCTTTAACTTCTTGTGCTTCTGCCATAAAGTTTTTATTTGTTATATCTGCACTAAAATCATATTCTCCCCAAGAGTTTGCTCTACCATAAGCAATTTTTCTTTGGAAGAAAGTATCTCTTTCAGCACCCTTTGGAATATCTGTGTTTCCATCATAGTTTACAGGTGTTCCACCAATTCTACCTGCAATTGGTTCAATTATTGCATATCCACCTGTTTGACTTGCAAATTTTGCTTTGTACTTGTTTACGTTGTTGAATAAACCATTTTTAATTAATGAATTTTCTTTTGTACTTGGTAACTTTTTTGTATATCGTTCAAATACTTCTTCATTAAAAATCTTATCTCTAAATTGTTCCATCTTTTTTCTCTCCTTTTTTAATTATTATAAATTTTGAAATTCTTGTGGGTGTTCATTAATAAACTTTTCTTGTTCTTCTGCACTTAATTTAGAAAACTTTTCAAAGTCCATAACACTCTCACTTTGATTAACATTTGTCATAGTAGGTTTTAGATCAACATTCATAAGACTTTCTTTTGTTTGTTTTGCGACATTTTCTTTCATAGTATCAAATTTGTTCTTTAAATTATTTGCTCTATTAATTGTTGTTGCTTCATCATCTGTCACAACTAGATTAATAGTATCATCATCTAATTCTAACCCTGCCAATATTTCTTTTGCTTTTGCAGTATTAACAATTATTCTTGAATTTTTAAGATTTTTTTCAATTTCTTTTTTTTGCTCTTCAAGTTTTTCTTGCTCTGACATATTTGCTTTATTAATATCGTCAAGTTGCTTTTTAATACTATCATAATCACTATATTTGCTATTTTCTTGTGTTAAGTTATTTACTTTTGTTTCCAAATCTTTAACTTTTGCACTTTCTTCAATATGGTAATTATTTAAAAAGTTTGAAATTACTTCTTCTGTTGCTCCTTCCCCTAATATTTTTTTTGCTTCCTCTCTTGTCATTTTATTTCCTCCTAACAGTAGTTATTAATACAGGCACTACCAACCCTAGAAAATATATCTAACATTTGTGAAGTTCAAATGTTAAAACTTGATTAAGTCGCAAGGTCTAGTCCTGCCCTAGATATATCTCTGATACGTCCTCGCGATGTAAGAAGCAATTATTGTTCTTGCTCCTGTAAATTTGTTGTATCTTCTATATTGTTATTTTGTTCTTTTACATCGTTATTATTTTGTTTGTTTATTTCATTTTGTAACAATGCTTTTTGCGCCATATATGCTTCTTGTAGTTTTGTAACAGCCACAGGATCACTAAATAATCCTACTACTGCATTTGCAATTTGTGGTGGCATATTAACGCTTTGTAAGTTCATTAATGCTTGTGTCTTAACAAGTAAGTTGTCGCTTAAATCTCTACTAAACTTAATGTCAATTGCACTAACTTTTAAATTCTTAATTTCACTATCACTAGCATTTCTACATATTTTAAGTATAATTTTTAATGCGTTTCTATCACATTTCTTAAACGCTTTTTCTTCGTTTTCTACTCTAATGCTTGCGCTTGTAAATCCTTGCCCTGTTAAGAACCCTTTACCTGTTTCAGCGTTTGATAAACTACCATTGCTTGTTGCTTCGGGAACACTTAATATGCTATGCAATGCACTTAATTTTCTTAAATAATATATTTGCGTATCTAATGCCTTTAATCTGCTTTGTAGCAATTCTACGCTTGCTTTCTTTTGATCTGTTGACTTGATAGATACAGCACCATATTTTTTAATCTTTTCCATACCCTTTTCGTCAACTTCTGCATTAGTAAATACCATTATACTATTAACAAATGCTTCAATGTCATCTTTATCAAGATTTTCTACATAGTTTATATCGTCAAATATATCTTTACATATTTCAAGAAAACTCATTCTCTTTCTGTTGAAATAATATTCAGTTACTAAATGGCATTTATGTATTATTTCATCTCTTTTTGTTATTCTTAACGTACCAATTTTGTTATCAACAATATACTTCATATTTCTTGTGTATACTGTGTACTCATCATAATATTTAGTTACGCTTTCTTTTTGCCCTGTATCAGGATTTACTTCTTGTACTATATATTTTTTACTTGTTTGAACAAAAGATAATAATTGTTCGTGTTCAATAGAACTTGAATATACTACTTCTGTATTTAAGACATCTAAATTAAGCAATTCAAAAGGAGATTCGTCATCTTCGTTGGTTTTGCTATAATTTACATATCTATAACCTCTTCCAACAGTAAAAATATCTTCGTATATATCTTGGTCTAATTGGTCTTTATCTTCGTAAATAACATAATTGTTAAGTTTAGTAATTTCATTATTTGCTTTATCATCTAATGGAGCATATTGAATTGGTTTACCTAATAAAAATGCTTTCTTCCATTCTTGAAATGCCCAAGCCCAATTTTCTACGCTTTTGTTATTTATTTCAGTTCTTGTGTGCTTTATTTTGTTTTTTATGTCTTGGTCGCCATATAAATAATTCTGCAAGTATTCGCTATCAGCAGAGTTAATATTATGTAAAGGTATTGCATTATTTAAAATATCTATAATTTTTGCATCTTTTTCTTCTTGTGTTCCTGTAAGAAGTTGGTTTTCAGTATAGTTAGCATATATAGTTTGCCTTCCATAAGTGTTATAATTCTCCATAATTCAACTCCTTTGTTTAATGTTGCTCTTTTCTACGACCAAAAACTATATATGTTTTTTTTAATTTTGTCAAATTTTACATAAAAAAAGGCAACGTTTACATATATTGCCTTACAAAATCTAACGGTTCGGCTACTTGTATAACACTACCGCCGTCTATAATCTCATTATTAAACATAGCACAACTATCAGGAGCATCGTCGTTTACATTGCTTCCTGTTGAATTATATGTTGTTAAATTGTTCATAAATTTACCCATATCTGTATTGAATCCGTACATTTCTCTTTTAGGGAAAACCATTTGTCTTTTTAAAGAACCGGAAGCATCAATAATTCTTGTTGCTTTCTTTTCTTCATTCCATTTTTCAATTATTTCGCAAAAGTTTAATCCTCTTTCTTTTAGTTTGTTTTCTATATTTTGTTTTAATTCGCTTGTTACATTGCTTTCTATTACTAGTTTTATAATATGATGTTCTATTATTTTATTTACAATATCTTCATACAAATCTTTAGTTGCTGTTTTAGTGAATATACAATCTTTTAAGTAATAATCAAAAACATTATCATTTTCAACTTTTTTAAATATAGGCATTGCAAAAAAGTCTTTACCGCTTTTTCTGTTAGCATCTATTACCGCATAAGCACCTTTATAATCGGTTTCAGGTATTGTTTCGTATGTTCTTAAGCAACTATAACTAAAAATAAACTCTTCCGGATCTGTTGAATGTTGCATATAGTTGTTTTCCCACAGATATTCAGCAATTCTTTGTTTTATTTTTAATAGTTCCTCTGTTGATTTTAATTCAGGGAAAACACTTTCACCATATTCATTTAATGCAGGTAATTGTATAATAGCACAACTACCATCTTCGCTTATTCTTGTAAAAGGATATTTTGGGTGTTTTTTAAACGTGTGTTCTTTTTCTAATCTTTTAATTTCTAAATCAATAAAATCACCGCTTGCCCACAATGTCCCTGTTTCAACTATTTTAGGAATAGCCCCTAACACATATCTTGTTCTCCAAGACAATTGACAATCGTTGTAATATTGTATATTTAACTCGCTATTCATAGCCTCTTTATAATTTTTGTATAAGTCGTCTAAATGAATCCATTTGTTTGCTCTTTGCCCTATAACGTTTGAATTACAAGTTGCTGCATTATAACTAGCACCTAATTTACAATTCCTTAATTTCCAATCTCTATCAGTTTCTTTAAGGAAATAATCTTTATCATCTTTATCCCATTTCATTTTAGGAAAAACTTCCCCAAAATGTTCGCTTTTTATTTCTTGTCTAACTAATGCAGAACCGTTTGTAACAACTGTATCGTTAGAACACAAAGATAATATTGCTCCTGTATCGTCAATTCCAAAAGACCAAGCCTCCGCAATTTTTTCAGGAAAAGTTTTACCAAAACCTGCGGGAGCGTTAAATATAAGGTCTGTAAATTTAGGATTTAAAACAATTTCTTCTAAATAATGTATATACCCACATATTGCAGGGAATCTAGGAGCAAAAAATTTATCTTTATTTGGTGTTTCCCATTCACGATATACAAAATAATGTTCTAAACTTATTCTTGCACCTAGTTTATAAGCATATTTTAATTGCTTTTCATATTCTATTAAATGTACAGAGTTATTATCTATTTTTATTAACAAGTCAAGAATAGGGATATATCTTTTTATCGACAACTCCCCACATTGCTTTGTGTTTCTCTCGTAATTGCAAAACAATTTATATAGATCTTTCATTATTTCAAATATTTCATCGTAACTTATTTTATCACCATAAGAATATCTAAAATTGTTTTCAAGTATCGTTAATGTCTTGTCTATTGTGTTATATATTTGCTTTTCATTCATATTTATTTATCCTTTTTATTCGCAAATTGTTTATATTTGTTCAATCTTTCGTTTATTTTATCAATATCTATTTCAGTATTAACATTTACTTTAACTTGTGGTTGTAATTTTTCTACCATTTCATTTTGTGACTTCATTTTAAACAACGTTGTCTTTTCTCTTACAACGCCCATTTGTGACATTGTTACGTTTTCGTCACCTATTTGGTCGTATATTTTATCTGCAATTACACGCATATTATAATCATCGCTATTTTTATATTGCCTTAAAGTATTAAATGTTATGCCCGCCAATCGGCAAAAAGACGTTAAAGAACTAGGGTAATTGCCTATTCTATCGTTTACTTCTGCAAGTATATCGCAATAATAATCAAATACCATAGATAGTTTTTCGGCATTATAAACAGGTTCTTGGCACCCTATTGGAGTAATTGGCTTAAAGAAATAATTGTTTATAACTAAAGGATTTACTTTAACTTTTTCCGCTAGAACGCACCCGTCTTTGTCCCATTTTACAGGTTCCAAATGCTTTTCAGCATATTTTATCATATCCTGTACTAATTCTTCTTTCTTTTTATTTATCGTTTCTAGCATATCGTCAACTTTGCCTTCTACATAAAATTGTTCTAACTCTCTTAATTGATTTTGATTTTCCTTTTGAATTTCACTATTTTTTGACTTTAATTTTGTGTTCTTCACTCAAATCACTTCCTACACTATAACAAATATTATCATAATTTGCATTTTTAGTCAATTTGTGCTAATATTTAAGTATAATTATGGTGGTAATATGAAGAATACATTGTTAGAAGAATTATTGTTTTTACAATTAAGAGAAAAACAATTAAAAAGAGATTTAGATACTAAATACTATGACAACAAAGCAAGGAATCATTATTTTGAAGAACTTAAAAAGACACAATTAAATATTAGAAAAGTTAAGTTCAAACTAAAAATGTCTAGGGAGATGAAGAAAAATGAAGAATCTAGGGAAAATATTTGAGCAAAACTTCAGAAAATCTGTCCCTATTAATGATAAAACGTTTTATTATCGATTAAAAGATAGTGCTAGTTCTTATTATGGTGGAAATGAAAACTTAAGATTTTCCCAAAACAATATAGCCGATGCTTTTATGTTTTATGTAGGTGATATGTTTTCTTACTTGTTTATTTTAGAATTTAAGAATCACAAAGGAAAATCGTTACCTATCAATTGTATAAGAGATAATCAATTAAAAGAAATGACAGAAGCAAGTAAAAAAACAGGTGTTAGACCTATTTTAATAGTATTTTTTAGTGATGTTGAAAAGTGTTATGCGTTAGATATTGAAGATGTAGACAATTTTATTAAATCAAACGACAGAAAATCTATTCCTTTAGAATACTTTGAACAAAATGCAAAAGAAATTGAAGTAATTAAGTTAAGAAGCAATTATAGATATAATATTGAAAAATGGTTAAAACAATATTAAAAGAACTAAATAAATAGTTCTTTTTTTTATTTAACTAGCCACACATCTTCAACTTGCCTATCTCTGCAATCGAAAGTGTCATATATAACACCATATTTAGAGCATACAATATGTCCTTTCATTGTAATTAAAAGAACGTTATCAGGGAACAATGAAGATACATAACCAACACTACCTTTTAATCCATTTAATCTTTGATAAGTTCTATCTAAATAATTTCTTACAAATTCCCTTTTATCTAATAATGTTCCTTCATATTGTGCTATATCACTTAAATAATCATATACATAATCCCACGATTTATTAGTAGCACAAGATATTGATCTTATAACACAATCATCTTCATATTTATTTAAAGCATTCGCATTGTAATACTTATACATTATCTCATACTTCTTTGTAATGCTTCATTTAACATTTGATGTTCTTGTTGTGTTTCTGCTTCTTCGTGTAAGTATTTAACAAAATCTTCTAATGATTTAACCATATATTCAAACGATTTGCTTGTATCTTCATTATGTCCGTATCTTTCACGACTTTCCATATATCTTCCATATTCATTCCCAATTCTATCTAAATGTTCATCACCACGATATTTCATATCATAACCTCTACGTCCATAATTTCCATAATTTCCGTAGTTACCATATTCACCATAGTTACCACGTCCATATTCTCCATAACTTCCGTGTCCCGGACCTCTACCACTATAATTTCCATAGTTTCCGTAATTCATTTCTTTATCCTCCTTTGCATAATGTTTTATTTTGCTTAATTTATATAAGTAATCTAAATTGTTTGGATTAATATCTTCTTCTATTATTTCTTTTATTTTTTCTTCAACTTTCTTTATTACTTTTTCTTCCATTTTTTTCTCCTTTCTTTAAAAGGTTTATTATTTGTTCGTTTTGATTAATTATTTTTTCAAAATACATAGTATCTTGTTTTTGCAACTCTTGCATCAAATCTCTATTGTTGTAATCCTCAAATAGTATTTCTAAACTTAATGCTTGTAACACTAAACCCAAGTTATTAACAATGCTGTTATTATTCATTATTTGTTTAGTCTACTTATGCTAAATGTTGCATTAGTTATAATTGCTTGAGTTGTTGCTATTGGCGTTGTAGGATCAGTTGGAGTTACTACGCTTGGAACGCTTTGTACACTTATGTTTGTTGTTCCTCTAGGACAAACTCTTAACTTTTTATCAAAAGAAATGGTTTCATAGTCATCGGCTGCTGCAATAGTTACTGCCCTTACTGTGTCAGGAATAATTACTCCGTCTTGAAACAATGCAACGGCAACTACACCTGCGGTTGCTGTACTAACAGAAGCACTAAATTCTACGTCATAATAGCCTGTATATCCATTCCCAAATATTTTAAAATTAGGGTTGCCGTTTGAATAATCTAACCAACCGCAACAAGAAGCGCATCTTGTTCTTATATCAGTTTCATCAAAAGTTATTGGGCTTGCATTACTTGGTAATACTAATGGTTCATTTAAAATTGTTTCTATCATTGTTTGTTTTTCTCCTTTCATAAATAAAAATAGAGAATAGAACTATGCCTATTCTCCATAAGTCGTTTTTTTACTAAAATCCGACCTATAATTAGCAAGTTCTCGTAATCGAGTATGTAGTATTCTACTCTATGCTATTAAATAAATTGACTTGTTGTGTTAAACCCGCACCCACAACCATTATTGTTGTTGCAAGTGAATATAGGTGTTCTTCCGTATACCGGTGTACTTGGTACAGGGCAGTTAGAAAGTCTATTGTATAGTGCATCTACTTCATCAGCAAATCCTTGTGAAATAAATGCGTTTTGAGCAGTTTGACTTGCTCTTAAATCAGCCATTGTCAATTGTCTTTCTAAATCTCTTATCTTGTCGTTCTTACCATCTAATTCTAATTGACATAACTTATCAAGAATTGCTTGTGTATTAGATGTTGCGTTTGTAATAATATCTCTTGTGTTATTAGCATCTGCAAATCTAGTTGCATTTCCTTCGTTTTGAACTATGTTTTGAGTTTGGCAAGTAGCAAGTCTGTTATCTGCGCTTGCGTTGCATAATTGAGTGCTTATGTCAAATAATTGATTCATATTGTTCATTGCTCTGTTGTTTGCACTTATTTCTGCATTAAAGAACCCATTGCTTACTGTTTGTTGCATATCGGCACAACAATTACATAATTGGTTAGATAATGAATAAATGCCATCTCTTGTTCCTTCTAATTGATTGCTTAAATGTAATGTGTCGAACCCTTGATTTGTATTATTCATTATTTCTTTTTGCCCGTTGGATAGCCAAGCATATCCATTGTCAAAATTATTTCCACCAAAGAAACCATTACCATTACCATTGTTTCCCCAACCAAATAGGGCGAACAATAAAATTATCCATATCCAATCTCCACCATAGCCAAAACCACTATTGTTACCACCCATCATAGGGTATACAGGGTATGGATAAAATCCATTATTACCATTGTTAGTAGCAAGTTCTACTGTTGGTTGAATACCACCGTTCATATCATTTCTCCTTTCTATATATTTTTTATATCAATGCTATTTTGCATTAATACCATTATTAATCATTCCCATCATTTTATCCCATTCTTGTCTTTGCTGTGGGCTAAAACCATTTATTGTTTCGTTTAACAAGTCGTTTGGGTTGTTATTTTTCCTTGCTTCCTGATATTTTTTGAACGCTTGTGGATTTCTCCTTTTTAAATTGTTCTCTAGTTGGTTCATCAAATTTTGGGGTATTTGTTGTAGTTTTTGATTCATTAACATTTGAAGTATGTTGTTCATATTCTTTCTCCTTTTCTAATTCGCTTATTTTTGCCATTAAAAGTTCTATCTGAATGTCTTTTTCGTCTTTCTCAACTATTTCCTTTAATTCATAAGTTTTAATCTCGCCTTTGACGTTTTTTAGCCACATTACTGACATATCTTTACTAAAGAATGGTGTTTCAAAATAAACTATCTCTTTATTTACATCGTCAATAGTATTTGCATATCTCATTGCGTGATTATTTGTAGGCGCTAGTTGAAAAGTTTGATTAATTGCAGGCTGTTGAACTTGATTTTTCATTCGTTCTTTCATTTGCTGTAAATTATTAATCTCGCTGTCGATCTGTTCATATATGTTTTGCTGATTAAAATTTCTCATATAAGGATTATTCCCGTACATTATTACCTCCTATAAATGCGAAAAAGAGAAAATAGATTACAAATACCTCTCAATAGTGTTTTAAACTTATTTAATAGGTTCTATTTCCTCCTTTTCAGTTACATTTTCGCATAAAAAAAGAAGTAGGAAATCTCTACTTCTTGTCACATTTTTGCCGTTTTATTGCATAAAAAAAGATAATAGTCAAATTATCTTTTTAATTTTCTTTTTTAGTTCTTTAATTCGTCTGTTTATAGCACTTTCACTTAAGTTAAGTTCTATTGCCATTTTAGTAATGGAATAACCTTTTATTCGCATTTCAAGTATTTTAGACATTTCTTCATTTAACATTAAATCTTCTTTTATTTTATCGTATTCGGTTCTATTAAAGTCTAATTTAAGCATTACATCACTTCTTTTTGCCTCTACCTGAAATAAAAGCACCACAAGTTTTACAATGTTTTCTTCCTTGACTATCAGTAGTTGTTTGTGATTTGCGATATTTTTTCTTTGTCTTTACCGTTTGCTTTATTGTTCCCATCTTTCACCTCTGTTAATAATATTGCCACCAACACTATCAATATCTTTAACTTCTTGTGTAGTTACTTCTTCTACTACTCCTATATCGTTCAAAACATATACAAGATAACCTATTGTTGCAAACCACATACACAATACTACAATTAAAGCAATAAATAGTCTTTTATTTGATTTTCTTTGCTCTTTTAATATCTCCATAGCAAGGCTTTGATGTTCTATTTCTTCTACTTTATTTTGAACTTTTTCTATATCTTCTCTAATTGACATATTGTTTCTCCTTTTGTGGTCTTCTCTTGTGGTAAAGTTCTATGTGTAAATTTATTGCTTGATCTATTTGTTCTTTTACGTCTTTGTCATACTTATCTAGTTTGCTTAAAATGCTTTTTACGTCGTCTTTAAGTTCTTTAAGTTGATATTCTATAAGTTCTTGGTGATTCTCTTTTGTGTTTTGAACCGCCTTGTCTCGCCTATTTAGAACAAATGTTGATACACTTATTACGCTTCCTAATATACTTAATGCTAATGCTATTGTTAATTCCATATACAGATCTCCTTTTTATACTTAAAAATCTAGTTTAAAATATACTATCTCTTGCTGTTTTTGTCAAATATTACTACTTAAACTTCTACCACGCATTGT